CGGAAGTGCGCCGGGATAGTGACAGCTGACCGGATCGTTTGTACTGACGGAAAGATGTATGAAGTGATCGCGATTGACGACAGTCAGACCGATTATGACATCCTTGGCCTGAAGTATCTCCGGAAGCGTGGTGCATAGCATGGCATACACTTTTTATGCGCAGGTTGACCATACAAGCCTGAATAAGGCGATGCGTCAGATCTCCTTTTATGACGGGGCGACCCGCTTGAAAGTGGAAAACGCAATCGCAGCCGGTACAAAACGAACCGGAAGCGACGCGAGGCGTAAGGTGGCCCGGAATACCGGTTCCCTGCGTCGGTCTATCAGGACCAGCTTTAAACGGAAAAACTGTACCGGACTTGTGAAGGCTATGGCGCCTCATGCGCACCTGATTGAGAACGGCGTGAAAACATCCATCGCGGAGCCTAAAAATAAAAAGGTTCTGCGTATTGTAGCGCGCGGCCTGGTCCGCTATACAAGATGGGCCAGGATTCCGCGGCGCAGGCCCCGGCCTTTTATGAAGCCGGCCTATGATGCAAATGTCGCCGGGATAATATCAGATATTAAAAAGGCGGTGAAACCGTGAGACGATTACCAAATAACGCGCTGGCTTCCGCGATATATCGGCTGCTGAGCGCGCACATCCAGAACACCCCGATCACTGATCATGTGGATGACAGTATTGCGCTGCCATATATCGTTATCGGTAATGTGACCAGTAACGAGACCAGGGAAAAAGCGGGGAAGGTTCTGCGATGCACGCTTGAGCTTCATATCTTTTCAGATTATCGTGGCAAGGCGGAAGTTGACAGTATCGGGGAAACCATTTGCGATGTCCTGAATGACGATTCGACCATTATTGATATGGCTGCGGATCACTGGGAGGTCGTGGATGGCGGAATCGATAGTTATGAAACGTATGAAGAGGATATGTACGGCTATGGTGGTACCTTGACCATCAAAGTGACCGTACAAGACATTACATAAAGGGGGAATATAGCATGGCATTTACTGGATCCAATGTGGCAAGTGATGCAATGGCCGGCAAAAGCGTACTGCTGTATATGGCGACCGATGGGACGGAAGAGAATCCGACCTGGACGCTGATCGGCGGGCAGCGCAGCGACGATTTGAATCAGGAAGCCGATGAGATTGATGCGTCTCATAAAACGAGCGGCGGCTGGAAGGTTACGCTTCAGGGCTTAAAGTCCTGGTCTATCGATCTGGAATCCGTTTACATTATGAGTGACACGGGCGTATCTGCATTGCAGGCTGCTTTCCGCAGCGGCGTAGCACAGTTCTTTAAATATGAATACGCTGACGGCTCTTACCAGACGGGTTACGGCACTGTAACGAGTTTCAGTGTAAAGGCTCCGCATGACGACGTGGTTACCGTATCCGGTACCATCAACGGCAACGGTCCTATCTCTGAGATCACGCCTGCAGACAACAACGGCTAAAAGAAAACAGGGGTGCGGTGAAAAAGCCGCACCTTTTTTATTAGGAGGAGGATTATCTTGAGAAATTCAGTACCGTGTGACTTTTTTGGCGAAGGCCAGGAAATTAAGCTGAGTATTAATTCCTACAGCCGGATCCAGGAAAAAATGAAGACTCCTATCGGTGAGCTGCTCAGCTTGACCCGTTCTCTTGATGTGGCGCTGATCTGTGAGCTGCTGGCGGAAGGTCTGCGGCAATGTGGATATCACGACGCCCAGTGGTACGGGAACCGGATACAGGAGCTGCTGGATTCCGGGAAGGTGGATTCTATCGCAGATATCCAGACGCTGGTGGCCAAGGCCGTCATCGCGTCCAAGTTTTTTGGAAAAGAAATGTACTTCCTGACGTTTCCGGAGGAAATGACAGAAGAGGACAAGGCATGGATGAAGGCGCAGGAGGAAAAGAGGAATGCGCCAAAAAACGCGTAACGGGGCAGAAGAAAGCCCCGGTGTGGAATGATTATGTTCGGTTTGCAGAGCGGATGGCGTACGGTGTACTGCACCTGCTGCCGGAACAATTTGAAAAGCTGACCATCGGTGAGCTGGAACAGCTGATTGACGGTTGGGAAGAAAGACGGAAACTAAGATTGCGCGAGCAGTTCACAATGGTCGCCAATCTCATGAATATACACTTAAAACAAGGGTCGCAGGTATCTGTGAAAAGGTTACTGGAGCAGGTCCTGCCTCCGGATGAGGATGTAGTAGAGTTTAAGAAGAAGCGGGCAGAGTTCGAGAACGAATTGACTCCGGCGCAACGTGAGAGGGTGAAGAAATATGTCACAGACAATAGCTGACTTGCTGGTGAGGATTGGCGCGGACACCAGTGAATTACAGAAAAAGCTTAATGCGACAAAGCGCCAGCTGAACAGCGCGTTCGGCGGCCCGGCACTCGATCTGTCTAAAGGTATTGTCGGGGGCGTAGCTGCTGCGGGTGCAGCTCTGGGCGGGTTAGGCGTTTATGCCGTGAAGCTGGCCAGTGATATGGAAAACACCCGGGTCGCATTTACGACCATGCTGGGCAGTGCAGAAAAAGCCGGCGCCTTTATTAAAGATTTACAGAATTTTGCAGCGCGCACGCCGTTTGAATTTAAAGGCCTGACGGAATCCGCCCAGCAGATGATGGCCTATGGCATCGAAGCTAAAAACGTAATTCCTACGCTGACGGCGGTAGGTAATGCCGTGGCTGCCGTTGGCGGCGGGCAGGATAAGATTGCCAGGGTAACTACCGCGCTGGGCCAGATGTACGCCAAGGGTACAGTCCAGGCAGAAGAGATGCGCCAGCTGACTGAGGCCGGTATTCCTGCATGGCAGATACTGGCAAAGACATTAGGTACTGACGTGGCCGGAGCCATGGACATGGTAACCAAGCGCCAGGTCGATGCCCAGACCGGCGTCGCGAATCTCGTTTCCGGCATGAACGAGAAGTTCGGCGGCATGATGGAGAAGCAGTCCAAAACGGTTACCGGTGCTTTCAGTAACCTGATGGACGGCCTGGAGATGGCAGCCATCTCCGCCGGTACAAAAATATCGGAGAGTTTAAATCTCGCCGGGGTTCTGTCCGGGCTGGCTGCACAGGTGGACAAAGTAAACCAGGTGATCCAGCAGGGCGGCGGTATCGGTGACGTCCTAAAAACACTGATTCCTCCGGAACTGCAGCCGGCGATTGTCGCGGTCGCTGGTGCTATTATTGGTGCTATGGTTCCCGGACTTGTAGCCATGGCTGCGGCGGGTATCGCTGCGGTAGCTCCGTTGGCTCCGTTTATCGCGGCAGGTGCTGCACTTGCCGTAGTGATATGGGCGCTGGTTGACCCGATCGGGGCGGCTAAGTCTATTATGGACATCTTTGGCGTCAGCGCAGAAAAACAAGGGCAGGTAATTGAATGGCTGAAAGATCCAATCGGTCACCTGACATCCGCCTGGGATAATCTGGTCGAACGGCTGCGGAGTGGCGCTCAGGGGATAATCGACTCCATCAAAAATATGGTGGAGACGGTAAAACAGAAATTTAATGATCTGAAAAATACTCTGCCGTCCATCAGCTTACCGTCATTCGGTTTTGCGGCTGGCGGTGTGGTTCGTGGGTATGCAAGCGGCGGTCGGGTTCATGGCCCCGGATCCGGAACCAGTGACAGCGTCCCGGCGATGCTGTCCAACGGCGAGTACGTTGTCTCTGCCGGCGCGGTCAGCTCTGTTGGTACAGGCTTTTTGAACGCGGTCAATTCCGGAAGGGTTTCCGGATTTGCTTCTGGTGGCGCGGCTGTCGGTACTGGCGAAGGCGAATCCGTGGGAGTTGGAGCAGTATCCAGAATTTTGTCTATGTCTCCTGAGGACCTGGCTGCGGAGTTAGAGAATAAGAATTTGGCTCTGCAGGGATTTGCGACTAATTACAGTAACGCTATAGGGACAGCCAATGAGGCTAACAAATCGGGCACGGATTCCGCGAAGGCGTGGCACGATGCTACGGTAAGATATGCAAACGACGTCGGAACAAAATTCGGCGACTGCATTTATGACATCATAAGCGGCCAGAAAAGCGCAAAAGAAGCCTTACAGGATTTTGTTAAGGGTCTGCTGAAAAACGCGGCGCAAACGCTGTCCCGCTGGATTGGAATATATTTAACTTATATGGCGTTCGGTCTGGGCAACAGCAAGGCTGCAGCGCAGGCGGCCAATGCTACCATGTTCGGTATTAAGGCGGCAACAGGTGGCTATATTACCGGACCCGGAACGGGAACCAGTGACAGTATCCCTGCTATGCTATCCAATGGCGAGTATGTTATGTCCGCCGCAGCGGTAGACAGAATCGGCACGCCTCTGCTGGATGCTATGAATCGTGGCGACGCTGTGCATTATGCCGGAGGAGGGCTTGTCCGCGTGAATAATGGCAATGGAAGCGGCGGCGGTTCTGCAACGGCATCGTCCGCCGGTCCGTCTGTTAGTCTGCAGGTATCTGCTATAGATGCCGCCAGCTTTAGCGATTTCTTAAATCGTGGCGGGTTGGATGCCGTGAAACAGGCACTATTCAGTGACAACAGACAGTTTGCAGCGGAGGTTGGAGTATGGTAAACGAGTATATTTTCCCGCTGGATGCGTCAAGGATATCCTGGGGAACAAAACTAAAGCCAAAATGGAGTGTAACCAGCTACCGGTCTGCTGGCCAAACACGCAAAGCGCTTGTGCAACAGAGTCATCCGCAATGGACTTTTGACATTGATTTCCCTGCGCTTAATAAACACCAGACAGACACGTTGCTGGGGTTCCATGCAAAGTGCAAGGGTTCCTGGCATCCGTTCTGGTACAAAGACTACGAGCGGTATGCGGTGCTTGGTAAGGTGCTGGAACTGATAGATGGAAGCTATCAGGCAACCATCCCCTTCGGCGAATATGAAGAGCCGGCACAGTTGATAGACCATGTGGTTATGTGGGTCAACGGCGCAAAATCTAACAACTTTACGGTGGACGGCGGACGGATCACGACCACGGCCACCGGCGATGTTAAGTTTGACTACGAGTATTATTATAAAGTCGTGTTTGCAGATTCTATCACCATTTCACAGAAGTTCTTCGACATATATGGCGTCAGCCTGCAGCTGGAGGTGGTACAGTGAAAACTGCGACCGACGTCATAAAAAACTGTCTGGCGGCAGAATCAACACAGGTTTGCGACCTGTATACGCTTGTGCTGGAGTCCGGGGAGACACACCGTTTCGCTAACTTTGACCGGGATGTTACCTATGACGGTAATACATGGAAGCACACACCGTTTGCTTTTAAACGCGGGCAGGTGAAGCTGCAGGGCGCGCCTTCGGTTGACACCTTGAGCGTGACGGTATATTGTACGCCGGACGATAAGCTGGGAGACGTTACATTTATGGCTGGTTGCCATAATGGCCTTTTGGATAACAGCATGATGCAATTATGCCGGGCATATTTTTTAGGCGACGGGTGCGTCGGAGTTGTTCCGGTATTTTCTGGAAAGTGTGAAGTGCAACAGTCCGGCGGTCTGGCGGTCAAGCTGAACGTCAAGAGCATTATCCAGGGGCTGGCAGCTCCTCTGCCGGTGCGGATGTTTGCGGCGCAGGCGGCCTACGCCAACGCAAACGGCGTGATCGTCGTATCTGAGAACGATACCACCAGTATGGTGATACCGCTGAAGCCTTCCGGAAATGTGTTAATGAGGGTGTGATTATGGATAAAGAGAAACTGAACAGCCTGGCACTGGAATATATCGGGACGCCTCATGTTAACGGCGGCAACATCAAGGGCGCTGGGTTGGACTGCTCCACATTGCCGGCGCAGTTCTTCCACGAACTGGGTTATGGAAATTTTGAGATTATGTTCGGGTATTCCGGCGACTGGTACTGCAAACGAAACTGTGAGGAATTACTGCTGCCATACCTGGAACGGTATTGCGAGCGGATTGATGCGCCGGAGCCAGGGGATATTATCAGCTACCGCTGGGGAAGGGCACAGTATGCGCACCTGGCAATTTACTTAGGCGACAAGCGGATACTGCACTGTCAGGCACGGAATGGCGTAGAGATAACCGATATTGATGCACCGTACCTGTTCGATGCAAAGGGTAATTCCCGTGTGACAGGATACTGGAGGGTGAAGAAACAATGAGTTTCATTTTTGGTAAGGGCGTAAATACGACGACCCGGGCGGATAAGATCGCAGCCTTTCAGAGCACCACCTGTGAATTCGGAACACCGCTGCCAATCTGTTACGGAACGTGCAAACGTGGATCGAACCTGATCAACTATCAGGATTTTTACGCGCAGGAAGTGAGGACCACACAGAAGACCGGTAAAAAATCGTCTTCCACAAGCATCAATTACAAATATTTCGTGTATGTGGAACTGGCGCTGTGCGAGGGCATCATCGACGGACTTAAAAAGATATGGGTCGGAGATAACGAGTACAACTCTCTGACGGAACTGAATGCCAACGAGCAGAACGAGGGCGCACCGTTGAGCCTCAATGTCGGCGACAATCCGAACCCTACGACCTATATGCAGACCAACCACCCGGACATTGCGGTCGGCTATGGCAATATGGCGTATCTGTACGGGTATATATATCTTGGTGAGAATTCCGCGACCATTCCCAGCTATCAGTTCGAGATTGACGGCCAGCTCCGGCTGACCGGTGACGGTGTGGACGCCAACCCGGCGGACATCATCATTGACATGCTGACACGGGTAGGATATGCGGGTTTTATCGACCAGGAGAGCTTCGCAAACTACCGGAGTTATTGCCGGGGAGCGGATATCCTGCTCTCCACTCCGGATGAGGCGTTCAAGGACCAGAAAAAATGCCAGGAATGCCTGAAGGAGATATTGGCGATTACCAACGCCTATATGTTCTGGAGCGTGGACAGGTTCAAGGTTGTTCCGAGGGATGACCGGCCGCGCGGATCGTGGCGCCCGAACACTACGATATGCTATGATCTGACGCCGAATGAGATGGCGGCACAGGGCGACGGTGCCTGCGTAACGTATGAACGCAAGGACAGTTCCGAGGTGTATAACCGGTTCGGCGTAGTCTACACCAACCGGGACAACAACTACGAAGCAGAGACGATATTTTACGAGGATACGAACGATATTATTGCCCGTGGCGCAAAGACGGCCAACGACTTTTCCGCCAAGTGGTTACACACCACAGAGCGGGCGGTCAAGGTGGCAGAGATGCAGGCCCGCATCAACCGGACGGAAAATGTGCGGTATAAGTTCAAGTTATCGTGGGAATTCGGCCTGCTGGAACCGGGCGATTTGGTTACACTGACGGATCCGATTATCGGCCTGGATCACCAGCTGGTCATGGTCGAGTCTGTGGATGAGGATGCCGACATGAACCCGATGGTAACGGCAGTACGCCGGGAAGCCACGGCAGAAGCGCTGACGTATGACATCCCGGCGCGGAGCTACAACATCATCAGCTACAACGCAGATCCGGAAGACATCCGAGCGCCGCTGATGATCATCCCGCCGGCAGACCTTGTGACATCCGCAAGTGGTCTGGAACTATGGATAGCGCTGCAGGGGCAGAATGCTGACTGGGGTGGGTGCGATGTGTTCGCCAGCACCAAAGACGGCGCGTATGAGGTGTACGGACGGCATAACAGGTCAAGCAACTACGGCTATATCACCAGCGCCATGACGGCATCCAGCACGACGGTGGACGTGCAGTTCACCAACGTAGACACGGTGGAAATCTTGGAGGGCAGCGCCGCTGATGCAGAGAACTGCCTGACGGATATCTGGGTTAATGGCGAGTGCATGGCTTATACCGGCTCAACGCTGATCGGGCTGAACGCTTACCGGCTGACGGGTTTGATTCGTGGCAAGTATGGAACGGCTGCGGTATCACATGCCATTAATGACGGCTTTGCTGTACTGGATGGCGGGCTGTTCAGCGTGCAGCTGACCAAGCAGCTGATGGACAAGACGCTGTATCTGAAGTTCCCATCGTTCAATGTATTTGGAAACAGTAACCAACAGCTGAACGACGTGGAATATTACAACCATACCGTGCGGACGTATGACATTCCCAACGTGCAGAACGTAGCGGCATCTGTTGTGAGACATGAGCATTCTGGCGGTCTGCTGGAACCATCGACCTATACTTGGGATATACATGTAACCTGGACTGCTCCGGACTGGGGCGACTACAGTGCCGGCAGGGTATCGTACAAGCGATATGGCGCAGCGGTATGGACATATGCCGGCATGGGTGGCAATGAGGTGGCCATCAACGGTATCGATACAGCTGGCGTATATGTTATTGCAGTAGGCACTAAAGACATCAAAGGTAACTATGAAACAGAAGACGACAGTGCGCAAGTGACAGTGACATTAAGTGTACCGAGTTAAGGAGGATACGGTATGAGTTTTTATGACAAGACGAGGCGGATTGTGGTGGGAAATTACGATACGTTTGCCATACCGTTCGTAATCAAAAACCATATCCCGCAGACCATGGAAAAGTTTGTTTTCACGATTCGGCGGGTGCTGGAAGCGACAAAACGCATGGGAAGGATGCCGGAGGTCGGCGATATCGTGCTCCAGCAGCAGGTTGCCTATTCTGATCTGATTATGATAAAGGATGAGGATGATAACATTGTTGGGTGCTATTTTTATGTGACGGCCACAAAGGCACAGGCGGCACAGATCCCGTATGGGCTCAACCTGTACGATCTGGCCTATGTATATGCGAATACGGAAGTTGAACTGATACCGCCAAGCGAATTCTTTGTGGGGGAGGTACTGAGATATGAGTAATGTTGTAAACGTGGATTTTGTAACCAAGGTGGTCGAAATTCAGGTAAAAGATACGCAGGAAGAGTCTTTAGCTGCCCAGGCGGCTATTAATGCTGCGGCGAGAGCTGCAGAAATAGTGGATGAAGCAGAAACAGAAATTGATGATTATACCGACACGAAAAAAGCGGAGGTTGCAGAAGTGGGGCAACAGTATGTTGATGCCGCACAAACTTCTGCCTCCAAGGCTGCTGCCAGTGCCACCGCCGCAGCAGGCAGCGTAACTCAAACCGAGGCAATCAAGAACGCTATGCTTGCCGGTTACGGCTATCCCTTTACCGCTTCCACGGCAGCAGACATGACTGACACCACCAAAATCTATGTATATACTGGTAGCGAAACAGGCTATACCAATGGTGACTGGTACTACTATAACGGTACTGATTGGACGGATGGCGGCGTATATAATGCCATTGCGTTTAATACAGACCCTACATTGACGGTGCCGGGTGCGGCGGCAGATGCGAAGATGACAGGGGACATACTGCATTCATTAGAATTTGGACAAAAACGGTTTAAAATTGTCGAAAACTCATATGTTAATCTTAGTGGTGTGTTTTCATATTCTAATGATTTCTCAAGGTCTGACTACATAGAATGTACCGATTATTCCGCAATTAGAATAACTGCACCTGTCGGTAGTGCGTATAATGCATTTTATGATGCACAAAAAACATTTATTTCTTCGTTTTATGTGCAAGCAGGGTCAAAAATATATAATGTTCCGAGTAATGCCTGTTATTTTGCAATGTCCAATACTCACGAGGCTATGCAACAAACAAAAGTAGAAACATATTTGTCAAGCGAAATCTTGGATGCAGAAGGCGAAATTGCAATAACAAATGATGTGATTAATTGTTTAAAAACTACCGAAGAATATATAAAGCCTTTTATTGATAATAAATATATTGATAATACTGACGGTTCGGAAAGAAATTATCCTACATGGTCTGCAACAGACTATATATCTACAGAAAAATTTGATGGGTACTTGCGTATTAAGACAAACAACGCGTGCCTTTACAATGCATTTTATGACAGCAATAAAAATTTTACCCGTTCCTTTAGGGTCGCAGTAGGCGACAACCTTATTAGAATTAATAGCAATGAAGCGTATGTTAGACTTTCAAACACAACAGTGGCGTTGGAAAGCACCATTTTATCATCTCCTATAATCAACAATATAGGTGATATTTCTTGTGGATTTGTGGGTGATGTTGTATCGCTGAATCCCGGAATGAAAGAAAAAATACTCCAAGCGAATCGAAATACCAATTTCACATTATTACACTTGTCCGACATCCACATGTATGTTCCTTCTTTAAACTGCCTTGTCGATGTTATTAAGTTCTATAATAAGTATTCGGCATTAATTGATGATGCCGTTTGTACTGGAGACATGGTTGGACAAAAATTTTCTGATGCTTATTATACATCCGTGTGGGATGCTAATGGCGGAGGAGAGATACTTACTTGTATCGGCAATCACGATTGTACAGAAGGTGGAGACAGTTACGGCAGAGTAGAACACACACAGGCAGAGGTTTATGATAAATTTATTGAGCCTTATGTGACAGGTGGAAACCCATCGTGGGGTACAGTTAGTTATCAAGAAAACATTACATATTGGTACAAGGACTATGCCAGTAAAGGTGTTCGTCTTATATCAATGAATGCCCTGTTGAGCGGCGATGAAGCAACTGCCCAAAATACTTGGTTGCAGCAGACCTTGGCTGGCGCAAAAACAAACGGGTACAGTGTTATTATCCTTACTCATTATGGCCCTTACAATGGTGTAAAAGTTGATTGTAATTTTACGGATAAGATAGAACCTGTATTATCCGGTTTTAAAGAAATGTATCAGCAAAGCGTACAATCGTTTATTGATGGTGGTGGTGATTTTGTTTGTTATCTGTCAGGTCATACTCATTATGATTTGATTTGTAAAAACACAAACTACCCGAATCAGTTGTTTGTTGTTGTTACAGCTACTTATAGTGGATTCCCTGATTTGACAAAACCAAAAGAAAGATTCAACATACTTACTTTTGATAAAACAAGACATATTGTTAAAATTATAAGAGTTGGACAGGATAGAGATGAATACATGCGTCATATCGGATTGATCACTATTGATTACAAAACCTTGGAAGTGATTTATAGTGAATAAAATCATACAAGGTACTTACTTCGGTAAGTGCCTTTTAGTTTCAAGGAGGTCATTATGGATGTCTTAAAATCATTTCTTGACCGGCTGGCCAGCTTTGACCTGTGGGCTATAGCGACCATAATTTATGCCGTCGGAGTGAAGGTGTGCGGAAACAATTTCTGGCCGGTGTTGTTTCTTACGTTTTTAATGATCGCGTTCGATACGCTGACCAGGTGGGACTGCATATGCAAAAAATTTATTATGGACCACAACCCGGAAGAAGCAGATATCCGGCTCATCCCAATGAGTAAGGTTATTGTCCAGTTTTTCAAAAATGAAACTTGGTGCGAGGAGTACTTATCAAGCCGGGCCTTTGGCCGCATCTGCGAAAAGATGACGGTCTATACGCTGGCACTGATCATCTTCTTCGGGGCGGGCACCTGGATCCCTGAGATACATGTTTTCGGCGCAGATCTGGTTCCGAAAAATGTTTTCCCAGGCATCATCTGTGTAGTTATCTTCCTTATTGAAGTTAGCAGTCTTAACGAAAACCTGATAGAGCTGGGATATAAAGGGGTATCGGAATACGTGCAACGGTTTGTTGACGCCGTGCTGGATCGCATAGCGCCGCCTAAGAAGAAGGGCTGATATATGGGAAGGATGTATCAAAGTAACTACATGACACCGGACAGCCTGGACGACGTCCGGCGCCTGGCACATAACGCCAGGGGAATAATTGACCATGTGTATCTGCATTGGACCGCCGGCTGGTATGGCCAGTGCTATGATTCTTATCACATCTGTATCGACCAGCACGGCGAGATCTACATCATGTGCGACAACAGCCTGACGGAAGTTAAGGCGCACACGCTGGGCCGGAACACCGGGGCCGTCGGTGTATCACTCTGCTGTTGCGGAGATGCCAGCGCTACGGCTGACGGCAGCCGGATAGATTTAGGATCCGAACCGCCCACGGCTCAGCAGATTGAATCCATGGCGGAAGTCGTTGCCGTTCTGGCGGATGAGTTCGACCTGCCACTGGACACGGATGAATATGTGATGACACATTATGAGGCGGCCAAGCGTGACGGATATGCACCCGGGCAGGATTCGGATTGTCGCTGGGACTTGTGGTTCATTCCGGACTATTACGGCGCGGAAGGTGCATTGACTGATGGCGGAGCGCTCATCCGCGGGAAGGCCGCCTGGTATCAGCGCAAATGGCGCGGGGAATTTCAAGGAGACTGATATGCATGATTACCTTTTTAACCTTAGACCTACGAACAAAGAGGTGGCTTTTGGCATTCTTGGCGTGCTTATTTTCCTGGTGGTTGCTTTCAGCCTCGGCTACATGCTCGGCGTCACCCACACAAGAGAAAATGTACACGATAACGGAGACCCAGCTGCAGGCGTTAGAACAGAAATTGACACTGCTGGATCAAGTGTTAGCACAGCAGTCACCGGAATTGACAACGCTGCAGCTGCAGCTGACCGAGTCGAGGCGAGAATTAGCGACGCTCAAGAGCGAGCTGAGTATGTCAAAGGAACAGCTGACGAGGGCAGAAGAATCATTGCGGAATGCCAATCTATACTTAGAGCAGTGCGCAGTGGAGGAAAAGAAAAAGCGCCTCAAAATTAAGGCGCAGAGAAATACATATTTTTGTTTAATGGTTGCAGCGGCTGTCGCTGCTGTTTGCCATAGATGATCCTCCAAGGTAGCCCTGGGAATTTTCCCGGGGCTATTTTTTGTTAATACCAGCTAATAACTTTTACTACGTGGCTACCCGGTGGCTACCCCGATTTCAGCCTAAAATCGTTCTAATGCGCATGGTTGACGCATGTTATATTCTATTATATTTTGTTGACTAATAAAATCATGAAACCGCTCGCCCGCACTGTGGCTTAACCATGCGGGTTTGCGGTTCTGAAACTACCTATAATTTTCGCGGTTTTTCGCTCTGTGGCTACCCGGTGGCTACCCCGGAACTCTTTCCTTTTTCACCCAGATTACAGCCGTATGGGAGAGAGTTGACCGCTGCTAAAAGCTGGTCTAATGATTTATGTGTATAAATATCCTCTGTGACATTCCCGCCCGCATGGCCTACGATCTTTTTGATTGTAGCGGAACGGACTCCGGCATTTTCGGCCATCGTGACAAATGTGTGACGGGCGTCATGGGTCGTATGGGAGGGAAAAGCCTTCTGGTACAGCCTCCCCATATCAACCCCGCCTTGCTTCGTGGGAAGCCCACGTTTTGCGTCCGGCATGATCAGGTAGTCAAACTGGCTGAACTTGCTGATGGTGTAAAAGTGGGTCACCAACGGCAGGATGCAGTTTGCTATAGGGATGGTACGATTCTTTCCGGCCGCGGTCTTTATACCGCCGACCACGTACTGCTCCTTCAGGTGGACGTTCTCCATCCGGATTCCGGCCAGCTCGCTCATGCGCATACCGGTGTAGGTCTGGATCAGGATAGCTTTAATGGCATCATCATTTACGTTCTGCCAGAGCCAGCCCAGCTCCTCCATGGTAAAGGGCCGGTGGAGGGTGGAGGTCTCCACGTCCTGCATCTTGAGTGTAACGGAATAATCTTTGGCTGCCAGGTCATTCGCCACGGCATAGCGGAACAGGTTGTAGAAGACGGACTTGATCAGGCGCTGGCTGCTGGCGCTCTTACAATTATTGATCACGTTCTGCAGGTGCATGTTCTTGAGCTGCGATACGGCCGTATCAGCCAGTTTCGGCTTAATATATTTTTTCCACGCGCTGGCGTAGCATTTGTGTACGGGCTTGCCGATGGCTTTCTGGTTATCCTCGTACAGGTCCCACACATCTTTCAGGGTGATTTCTTTTGTGGGCTCCACAATGGTTCCTGTCCGGTACTGCTCCAGGTACTCCTGGGCCGCTTTTGCCGTCTCAAAACTGCCCAGGAAGATGCGTTTGCGCCGGAAAGTGTCCGGATCATGGCCGCCATCCAGATAAACGCAGTAAGGCCTGCGGCGTTTTTTGTCCCGGCGCTTGATGATGGTGCCGGTCTTATTGGCTCTTTTCATAAAATAAAGGACCTCCTTTGCCACGGAACGCCTGCCATGCTATA